CTGCACCAGTTAGTGTACCGGCATCTGGCACATCAAGTGACAAAGCACAAGATATTCTAGCAATGATTCGTGCTAGACAAAACAAGTCTTAATAGGTGCTAGGGGCTACGGCCCCTTCCAAAGGAGAACTAGATGACACTACCAGATGAACGATACCGTGCCCTAAAACAAAGCAAAAGGTTGTTGGAAGAATTATGCGATCCGGGCAAAACACCCAGAGTGCCTAGTTTAATAAGAGATAAAGCAAGGACTGCATTACGGCATTTTCCACAAGATTATGAGATTGATAATTTAGCAGATAAGTGCCCGGAACTCTTTGATAAAGTATCATATAGTGATAAACTATATAGCAACGGAATACACAAATAAGGAATAATATGAAATACTTAGAAAAATTAAACAAAGTAAATGAATCATTTACTGTTAACCGATATGACAATGGCTTTATGATTGAAGTCGGCGGTCGTAATAATGAAAATGATTGGACAAACTGCAAGATTCTTTGCACTACAGAAGATGAATTATTCGCTGTAATCAAAGAAGCATTGTCAATGGAAGTGGATAGTTAAATGGCAAAACCTTTTGACGTAAGTAAGTTCCGTAAGGATATTACAAAAAGTATTGAAGGTCTGTCAATAGGATTTAACGATCCTACTGATTGGATCTCGACAGGAAATTATGCTCTCAACTACCTCATTAGCGGTGATTTTAATAAAGGCGTACCTCTTGGTAAAGTTACTGTCTTTGCCGGAGAGTCAGGCGCCGGGAAATCGTTCATCTGCTCAGGAAACCTCGTCCGACACGCACAAGAACAAGGAATTTTTGTAGTCTTAGTTGACTCAGAGAATGCCCTTGACGAAGCATGGCTACACGCACTTGGTGTGGATACTGCTGATAATAAACTATTAAAATTAAACATGGCTATGATTGACGAAGTAGGAAAAACTATTTCTATGTTCGTTAAAGATTACAAAACACTACCAGAAACAGATCGTCCTAAGGTATTGTTTGTAATTGACTCTTTGGGCATGTTATTGACTCCGACTGATGTTAATCAGTTTGAAGCAGGTGATATGAAAGGTGACATGGGTCGTAAGCCTAAAGCACTAACAGCACTTGTTCGTAACTGTGTTAATATGTTTGGTTCATTGGGTATTGGCTTAGTTGCTACTAATCACACATATGCTAGTCAAGATATGTTTGATCCAGATGATAAAATCTCAGGCGGCCAAGGTTTCGTTTACGCATCAAGTATCGTTGTTGCTATGAAGAAACTAAAACTTAAAGAAGATGAAGATGGTAATAAGATTAGTGATGTGCGAGGAATTCGTGCGGCATGTAAAATTATGAAAACTCGTTATGCGAAACCATTTGAATCTGTACAAGTTAAGATTCCTTACGAAACAGGTATGAGCCCTTACTCAGGATTATTAGATATGATTGAGAAGGCTGAACTTGTTAAGAAAGAAGGTAACAGTTTAGTCTATACAACACTTGATGGTGAAATCATTAAAAAGTTTCGTAAAGCATGGGAAGCAAATAGTGACGGATGCTTAGACAAAGTTATGACTGAGTATGGTCAAAAATCAACAACAAAGATAAGTACTGTAACACCTGAGGAGGAGGGTACAGAATGAGTTTAAATTTTGTTACTGAAGTATGGGACGCATTGCGAACTCATATTGATTTCAACGAACGCGGTGATGCTGCCGACACATTAATCAATTTATTAATTGATAACAATTATGAAGCAGACGAAATTAAAGATGCCTTTAAGAATGACAAAGAGGTACTTAAGGCGTTAAAAGGTTATACCGATCAACACGATGCCGAAGAGTATGAAGAATATGATGAAGACGAAGACCACGAAGAATGGGATTAAATGTCAAATTGGTACACAAGGGTATCACAAAATTTAAGTGTGATACCCGATTTTATCATTCATTTTGAGAATGAATTATTATCTGCAAAAAGTGAGGTAAAGGTATACGGTAATGTTGAAAAGAACATTGCCGCTATTCCGGGACATACCGAACATCGTTTTAATCAACTACAAGAGATAGAAGCAGTATTAAACTATCTTAATATTAAACTACGTCAAATTCGCCGTAAACACTTTCAAAAATACTTAGAAGCATACAATAGAGTATTGACAAGTCGTGATGCTGAAAAGTATGTTGATGGTGAAGATGAAGTTGTAGATTTTGAAACACTTATCAATGAAGTGGCATTACTAAGAAATAAGTGGTTGGGAATTATGAAAGGTCTTGAAGCTAAACAATGGCAGATGGGTCACATTGTAAGATTGCGTACAGCCGGCATGGAAGATATTACAATAGGATAAAAGTGACTGATGGATCAGTATCAATTAATCTCACGTTGGATACAAGGTAATATACCAGGTAAAATACTACCATGGCAGATAGATTTAGACACTACAAATATCTGCAATCAAGCCTGCTATTACTGTAACACCGAACAATTCAGAACAGAGTTGCCGGTGTATCAAACTGTGGACCAATATATCAAGTTAATTGACAGATTACATACTTGGCGTCAACACGATAGTAATGTAATTGGAACATTAAGTAATGTTATCTTCAGTGGTGGAGGTGAACCTACACTACTTCCAGGCTATGAAGATTTATTGGAAGATGTGATTGATAAAGGTTATGTTGCCGCTATGAATACAAACGGCACAAAACTACACAAGATATTAACTATTGATACTGATAAGTTAAAGCGTATGGCTTATGTAGGTCTTGATATTGACAGTGGTAATCCTGACACTTATGAGTTAATACGTAAAAGCAAAATGACAGATAGCCCTTTTGGTAGAGTCAAAGAGACTGCAAAAGAGTTAGGTAGTAAAGGTGTTCCATTAGATATAAAAGCATTATTAATGCCAGAGAACACAAGCCAATTAGAAATCAACAGTATATTTGAATACGCAAGAGATGTTAACGCACGTGCAGTGCATCTACGACCTATGGTATTGAATGGTCATAGCTTTATTATGAATGATGAAGTTGCTAGTAGGATTAAAACTGCAAGTGAATTTTATGGCATTAAGGCAGACGTATCATTAGGTAGATATGATGCAAGAGAATATAAACGTTGCCATCAGATGTTTTTGTTCCCTAGTTTTTGTGCTGACGGAAATATATATCTTTGCTGTGAATATAAAGGCCGAGAAGATACTAAATTAGGTTCTTGGATAGATGATGATTTTAGAGATATATGGTGTAGTGATAAACACAAAGAAATCTATAATAATTTTATAACAAGTTTCTGTAAACCTTGCAGACCTAACTCAACCAATAATAAAATACAATCTGCTATGAATGATTATAGTCAGGTCATTAAAGGGTTTATTTAAAAAGGTTTGTCTTTATCCCGTTGAAATACAGCATAATCTCTTAATCTATGCCAAAAGCTTTTACGCATATTGTCAGGGTATTGAGAAGTTAATAAATCATAATTATGGTTAGTAATAACCATTGACTTATAGAAAAACTTTTTCTTTTTAGCATCATTCCAACTTTGTATATCTTTACAAATTTCTACTATCTTTAATAATCTTTCAAATGGATCTTCAATATCATCATATGTTTCATCCCAAAAATCACTGAATGTTTTATATCCCAGTTCTTTTAGATATTCTAATGTTTTATATGAACCTACTAGAATAAATGGGTGCCTATGAACCATTGGTTTAAATATCTTTTCTGTATTAAAAATATCGTTGTTTTGAAAATTGGTTTCAGTAACTATACTAATTAAACTACGTTGGTAATACGGATCTACTGTACCAAATAATTTAGCCATAACATCTGGTTCCACAAACTCATCTATTTTTAAAGGCAATGTGACTTGTATTTTATCTATATCTTCTTCAGTTAATCCTAATTTATTAACTAATCTAGTATCAATAGTTCTTCTCCAAATATCATTATCATAATCCTCACCTACAGGAAAATTGGATTTATTATTCATTGTATAATAAGAATCTTCCATTAGATTATTGATATTCCATAACACAAATAAATTAACACGATGCCATCGATGAACTCTATTTAGGCATAGAAATGTTTTTTCAATTTTACTATAGTCTACGTTTTTTGGAAGAATTTTATTATTAATTTTTTTATTTTCCGTTACTAATCTACTACTCAGCCATTCAAAATATTCTATACAACATATATTGATTCCTCTACTAATTTGTTTTTTAAAACAATATTCTTTATAGTATTTTTCACCATTTGCACTACCGGTTTGTAATATTACCTTTCTTAAAGGAATATCTTTTAGTTTTAAATACTCATGGATAGTATCTATAATTTTATCATTTAATATAGATTCATGTCCCAAATCAAGAAGTAAAAATCCATTTCTACCTCTTATTCCATTAAATGTATGAATCGATATATTAGTAGTAGCTAATAAATCTATTTCTGGACGATTTATCCAATCATCAGGCTCTAATCCTAAACGAATTGGATATACGAAATAATCAAGTTCTTTTAATGATAATGACGGTACGCATTCAAACCCATCCAATGATTTAAAAAACTCGTATACTCCATTATCTATTTCTAATTTATCTAATGGTTGATTAAAATTTTGATTATTAAGCAATGGATAAGTGGGGGCGAAATAATCGAAGGCTACTAATATTCTATTCATGGTTTATATTCTTAAATTCATGCCAAAAGTTTTTACGCATGTTATTGGGATAACATTCTGTTAAGAGTTTATGATTATGATTAGTAACAATCATTGATTTATAAAAAAACTTCTTTTTTTCTGTGTCACTCCATTCATATATGGATTTACATAATTCAACTATTTTTAATAATCGTTCAGTAGGATCTTCAATATCATCATAACTCTCATCCCAAAACTCACTAAATGTTTTATATCCCATATTTTTTAAATGTTCTAATGTTTTATATGGGCCTACTAAAATAAATGGGTGTCTATGAATCATTGGTTTAAATATCTTTTCTGTATTAAAAATATCAGACACCTCAGATCCCTCAAAATTAGTTTCAGTGACCACACTTATTAAACTACTTTGATAATACGCACCAATCGATACAAACAAAGATAATAAATTTACTGGTCTAGGGTCATCAAGTGTAAGTGGCAACGTTTTTCCTATTTCATCAATGTATTCAGGTGTTGCCCCAACCCTGCACATTAAATTAGTATCTATATAATCATTAAGACTATATGTTTTAGTGTCAAGCGTATATCCGGATTTATTAGGCATTGTATAAAAACTATCTTTAATTAAATCATTTAAATTCCATAGTATAAACAGATTTTTTCTATGTTGCCGCTGTCTGTTATTTAAACATAAGAATGTTTTTTCAATTTTACTATAATCTACATTTTTTGGTAAAGGTATAAATCCTTGATTATTGATACCTACATGGTAGTGTTTACTTGTATGCCATTCAAAGTATTCAATACAAGATATATTCATTGCTTTTTCAAAAATAATTCCTTTTCTGAAACAATAATTTTTATATATTTCTATTCCATTACAATTTCCGATTTGAAATATAACCTTTCTTAATGGAATATCCTTACTTAAAATATATGAATGCACCTTATCTAATAAAGAATCTGTCATTGCCGACTCGTTACCTAAATCTAAAAATAAAAATCCATTTCTACTACGTATGCTATTAGCTACATTAATTGACATTGAGGTTGATGATAATATATCAATATCAGTATTATACGGCCATTCATATTGACCGAATCCTATTATTATAGGGTAAATAAATAAATCTTTATCTTTTAAAATGGATGATGGTACACATTCATATCTTGGTATCTTATTAAAAAACTCACAACTGGTATCGTCAACTATTAACTCTGAAAATGATTTATTAAAGTTTTGATTATTCCTTAGTGGATAATTCGGGCCCCAATAATCAAATGCTACTAGTATTCTATTCATAAATTTTATTTATGTTTGTGCAAAAGGTTGACAATAAATCGGTTTGGGTATACAATAGAGTCTTATTCAGTTGAAAGGTGCACATGGGTTCGAACAAAAGCTACGCTAATTTAGTAGCCAAAATTTGACAATAAATGGGCTTTCTGCTATAATAGAATCTTAGACAGTAAAGAAAAGGACTTGGAAATGACTACAGAATTCAAATCTTGGGAAGAGTTGACACAATTGGAACAAGCCCAATCTATATATTGGGATATGTACAAGGACGCTTATGGTGTTCGCCCTCGTGGTGTTGACACTTCAACTTGGACTTTGGAGCAGTTTGAAGCTGAGTTTGAAGGACTAGGTGTGGCTATTGAAGCCGAAGATAAGGCCCGTAAAGAGGCCGAAACAGAGGCAACTGTTGTTTTTGAGCAACGGATTCAATCGTTGATTCAACTTGGTGCTAAGGACCGTGCTACCGCTATGCGTTGGATCCACGAAGCTGAGGACACTAACGGTGATGATGAGTATTTGGCTTGGACACTTAGCTTACCCTATGGGTATTTTCGTAAGGCCGCTTAAGGCACAAAATTTGACAATAAATGGATAACGTGATACAATACTTGTATTGACACTGAAATAAAGGAAACAAATGTCTACTATTCGCATTCTCTCTGGCTCTTATCGTAAACAATCTGTAGTCAATACAGAGTTTACATTAGTTAAAGGTTTTCAGACCGGTGCTAAAGGTGGTTATGTGACTGTTAAAAATGACGGTCAATTCGCAATCAACATACCTGAAGTCAAGGTGCTTGTTGATAGTATCAATGAAATTGAATTTTTGAATGGAGAATCTATGACAGAAAATACAGTAAAATTTGCAAAAGCTGAACAAGCTAAAGAAACAGAAACAGAAGCAATGGACCGTATTGCGGCTCGTTTCGAGGTCCTCGATGAAATGTCACGTGCGGCAATCAATGGTGACATTCGTGCTATGATTGTATCAGGCCCGCCCGGTGTCGGTAAGTCATATGGTGTTGAGACACAAATGGAAAAGGCAAGTATGTTTGACAAACTTGCAGGTAAACGTGTTCGCTTTAACATTGTTAAAGGTGCGATGACTGCATTGGGTTTGTATGCTCAGTTGTACAAATATTCTGACACTAAAAACGTATTGATTTTCGATGATTGCGATTCAGTTTTTACTGATGACTTGGCATTGAACATTCTTAAGGCCGCATTAGATTCAGGTAAGACTCGTAGAATTTGCTGGAATAGTGATAGTCGTTTGTTGCGTGAAGAAGGTATCCCGAATACTTTCAACTTCAATGGTAGTGCTATCTTTATTACTAACTTGAAATTTGGCAACTTGAAATCTAAGAAATTGCAGGATCACTTAGAGGCATTGCAGTCACGTTGTCACTTTCTGGACCTGACTATTGACGGTGATCGTGACAAAATGTTGCGTATCAAGCAGGTCCATCGTGATGCTGAAGGTGGTTTGTTTAGTGATTACGATTTCACAGAAGAACAATCACAAATGGTAATTGACTTTATGTGGGACAATCATACTAAATTGCGTGAAGTGTCTTTGCGTATGTGTTTGAAGATTGCTGATTTGGTAAAGATTAGCCCTAACAATTGGAAAAATCTTGCACGTACAACGTGTATGAAATCTGCATAAACCCTGCAGTGTGCGTAGAGGCAACGTCAATAAGTCCTCTCCGATAAAGGAGCATTGCTCCTTTAGCCATTATGTTTGTAAATAATATTTGACTATGATATAATAAAGAATGGATTTTAAGACACTTGAAGATGTTGGCACCTTTATGCTTATCAATATACGATTAAGCAGGTATGACCTACAATTTGTAAATAACTTAACTAATCTAATCGGCATAAAGAATATAATCACTACTAATCAGGATGGTCTTTTTAGAAAGATTGCATTAAAATACCGTAGACAGTTTACACAACAAAAATTTGATATTGATAACTTATTGATATTACCTTGGAAATGTAATGTTATAGAAAGTTCTCCGCAGTATACAAATGCATCCATTGCTATTTTAAAAGACACTATAATTTTTAGATCACCTTTTAATAAAAACTTTTTAACTGCACTAAAAAAGAATCCAATACATTCAATGGAATGGCACAGGGACAAACGTCAATATGAAATTGAGTACGGACCAACAACATTAAAAATGCTAATTACATTAAGTGCGGATTACTTTGAAGTGATAGACTATTGTCCGACTACTAAAGATATTATTAACAGTCTTAGCGAATATGAATCAGTTAAATATTGGGAGCCGACACTTGTATATAACAATGGTTACTTCTATGTAGCCGCACTCAATGAAGTATTGTACGACATTATTAAAGATATACCACTAACCAACGATTTAGTAATGATAGCGGATTATGTTCAATATGGAATTGCCATCAGTGATTCTGTTATAGAATATTTCTCTACTATCGAAGATCCACGCAAAGTAAACCTTGCTGTTAATTTTCAAAGTGACTTTGAAATCAAAGAATTAGAAACTGCCATTAAATGGTTAAGTGAATTGGGATGTGATGGTATATCCGAATCTTCAAGGCTAAGTTCTAATTTCAAGCAATTATTCTTATTAGGAGAATATTCGGAAAATCTATTAAATCAATTAGAAATTGATATCATAAGAGACCACTCTAACTTGAAATCATATGAGAAACCTGTTATGCTACATTATAGAAATTACGGAGCAATGGATTTTCCTACAACTCTATTTAAAACTATAAAATGTGTAAATTCAGAACCTGTAAATTTAGGAATTAAATGAAACAATGTAAGATAATCGTTAAAGATGAAGTTAACGTAAAGATAGAAGGCCTTGAACTTGCAGAGCGTAAAGCACTGATGAAAATGTTTGAGTACGAAGTACCCGGAGCACGTTATCTACCCGCAGTACGACTGGGTAGATGGAACGGTAAGGTAAGTTATTTCAGTTTAGCAGGAAGTACTTACATTAATTTGTTAGAAGAAATACTTCCTGTATTAGATAGAGCAGGATATGATATTGAGTTGGATGATACAAGGGATTATACCACAACCTTTGAATTTGCTGAAGTGTCTGAGTCAACGTTTGCTCATAAGAACTGGCCTAAAGGTCATCCCAAAGAAGGTACACCTGTAGAATTACGTGACTATCAAATTAGTATCGTTAATAACTTTTTAAAGAATCCACAATCATTGCAAGAAATTGCAACAGGCGCGGGTAAAACATTGATGACTGCCGCACTAAGTTATAGCATAGAACAATATGGACGTAGTATCGTTATCGTTCCAAACAAAAGTCTAGTAACACAAACAGAAGCAGATTACATTAATCTTGGATTAGATGTTGGCGTATACTTTGGTGATCGTAAAGAATACAATAAAACACACACTATCTGTACTTGGCAGAGCCTTAACAATATGCTTAAGAAAACAAAAGCCGGAGAAGCTGAAGTAAATATCAGTGACTTCATTGAAGGTGTTGTTTGTGTAATGGTTGATGAAGTGCATATGGCCAAAGCAGACGCATTAAAAACATTACTTACAGGTGTGTTTGCTAAAGTTCCCATTCGGTGGGGGCTAACAGGTACTATCCCTAAAGCTAAGTTTGAAGCACAATCGTTGTTTGTTAGTTTAGGCCCTGTAATCAGTAAATTAAGTGCAAGTGAATTGCAGGATCAAGGTGTGTTAGCACAATGTCACGTTAATATTGTACAACTGAAAGACGATGTAGAGTTCACTAATTACCAAAGTGAGTTGAAACATTTATTAGAAGATACACACAGACTGGATGCTATTGCTGAATTGATACTAAAGATTAAAGAGAGTGGTAATGTCTTGGTCCTAGTTGATAGAGTTAATGCAGGTAAAGAAATTATTAGTAGGTTACCGGACAGTGTGTTCGTCAGTGGTGCTACTAATATGGTTGATAGGAAAGAAGAATATGATGAAATTGCAACCAGCACAAATAAAATCATTGTTGCTACTTATGGTGTCGCCGCTGTTGGTATCAACATACCTCGTATTTTTAATCTGGTTCTCATTGAACCTGGAAAATCCTTTGTCCGTGTTATCCAAAGCATCGGTCGAGGCATTCGTAAAGCAGAAGATAAAGACTTTGTACAAATCTGGGACATAACCAGTAGTTGTAAGTTTGCCAAACGTCACTTGACCCAACGTAAAGCTTTTTACCGTGAAGCCAATTACCCTTTTGACTTAGAAAAGTTGACATACAGATAAGAAAGTGTTACAATAATAACATGCGAATATTAACCTTAGACAACGAATTCTATAACTTAGAAACACTTCCCGAAGAGATTGATGACCTGCGGTTTGCTATACTAGATAACAGTAACCCAAGTAATGTAGATTATCATTATATACCACTAATCTTTTTAGAGAGTTTTAACAGCCCTGCTCTTGTATTGAAGATTGGCAACAGTACAATTAAGATGCCAATTGATTGGCAAATACTAATTGGTGAACAAGAACATGGAGACTTAGAAACATTGCCTCTTACAAGTATCAATGACAGAGGCTTCAATGCGTTTGAGTTTAATCCACTTAGTTCATTCAGTCCGAGTTTTGTATCTATTGAGATTATAGACATCTATCACGATGTAACTTGGTATGCACCACGATTAAAGAACGGACAATTCTTATGCGTACCGTTAGATGATGGACCTAAACCTAGATGTGTGTATTTTGTAAAAGAGATTAGTCGTAACTGTGAGATTGTAGATTATAGTCAGGCATTCTAATGGCAACAAAGAAAATAGCAATACCTCAAGATGAGAAATTAGAGAATCAAGACTTTAACTTGTTTGAAGCTATTGCGGCACTAGACAAGAAGGACTATGGTTATTATGATAGACTTACGCCCGAGCAACAACGTAAGTTTGTTCCGTTTATGTTAATCAAGTGGTTAAGTTATGTAAAGGGTTCTAGTGATATTGCAGGATACTATGCAATGAGTACAGAATATCACGCTAACAAATACTTCTTTAATGAAAATGTATCAAAGCATCCTAAACTACAATGGTATATGATGTGTGCGGCAAGCCCCGGTAAAGGTAAACAATATCATCAATGGTTACCTCAGATTAAAGAACGTGTTAGTTTGTTAAAAGAACCTGCACAAGTAAAAGAAATCAAAGAGTACTTTACAAAGATTTATCCTAAAGCAAATAGTGAGGATTTAACAGAATATTCAAAGGCATTTGTGCAAGAGCAGAGAAAGAAAATGCATCTTGCAGAAATATACCCCCATTTAAAAATAGCAGACATAGAAGTACTAAGCCAAACGGTTACAGATGAAGATATCACTCAATACGAAAAAGACAGAGGCAACTGATAAGACAATCAAATATGGTTGTGATTTTTGCAATAGAGAGTTCCTACGTGAGTCTACTATGGCTAAACACCTATGCGAAAACAAACAACGTTGGATGAATAAAGATATGCAAGGCAATCGTATTGGCTTTCAATCTTGGCTACAGTTTTATAAAAAGAATACTAGTACTAAAAAGAATAAAACTTATGAGGAGTTCATTCGTAGTGCTTATTATACTGCCTTTGTAAAGTTTGGGACTCATTGTGCAAATATCAATGCCATCAATATTAGCAGATACGTAGATTGGTTGTTAAAAAATAACATCAAAATTGATA